GGTTTGTGGGCGTCGGGGATTGGCTCAGTGCAATCCAACTCGAATCCGCAGCCGACTACGTCGCCTCTGCGTCTATTAAAGTAGATAGACGTGAGGAAACTAATATGACGTTTGAACCGACTGCGGGTAGCAACCTGGACTATATTCACCAACGCACTACAACGTGCATTAGTGAAGGAACTCATGTCCAAAGGTTACCTCGTGTAATACCAAACCGACCGCTAGCACGTCTTAATCTCGACGCAGCAAAGGTTACCGATCTGGTAGCTCTTGTCGCCCCTTTCGGCCGTCAGGCTTGGAGGGGTGTGCGTATGGGTGTTGACACTAACGTTTACACGGAGTAAAACCCGCGTTTACATTAGTGGATAGGTCATTTGTAATTGTTCGATCCTTCGAACTCCCTATCTTACGCTCTTTAATTAAGATCTGCGTACAACATATGTCAAGGAGACAATATGGCAGCACAATCTACAGTACTGACGGAGTTTTCCGATCAAGGAAACTCTCGAACTTACACTACCTCAACCCATACCGCGGTTCAACCCGCCTTGGTATTGCAGAAGCGTAAGGTTCCATCAGGCGCAACAGGTGTAGCTGAAGACAATATCAGCGTCATCTGGGGTACTACCAATTCATCGAATGTGGTTATACCCCGTCGCGTCTCATTCCAAGTTACTATTCGACGTCCTGTCGACGGTGATTCCGCAGATGTTGCATCTGCACTCGCCATTTTCCGCGATATCGTTGCGGGTGATGAGTTTGGAAATACCGTTGATACCCAAGAATATCTTATTTAATCATGTTTAATCGATTAATTAAGGTGAAAATCCGGCGTGCAGCTAAAACAGTCGCTCTGACTGTACTGCTAGCAGGATTGACATATCTTGGAGTAAACGCGGAATTGCTCCGCGTGCTAGAGACTGCTTTTATTTAATTATTGCAGTTACGGGGTCGCCGGCTTCGGCCGGTCGCCCCTTAATCTAGTCGTCTATTTTACGTAACTAGGAGATCCACGATGGACTTTCAACAACTTACGTACGACATGTGTCGTTACTACGTTGCGGATTACCAATCTGCTGGGCTGTTTCCCGAAGAGTGTAAGAAGATCCTAGGTTGGATCCGATCACGCTCGTTAGAGAAATTAGCTTCTTGCAGTGAGGAGTTTGGGATGCACAGCAATCCCGAGCTTGCCCGTTTCTTAATACAAGTTCAAGCGTTCTTTAAAAAGAATGCGGTTTTCACTAACGTTAGGAATGCTAACGATAATGCTAAGGCTTCTTTTCGAAGAGCTGAGAAACTTTGTCGTATTACAAACCGGCGTTTAGACTATTATTATTCACACCCTGAGCGTACTGCTCCGGATGTTGTGGTTTTAATGCGTCGAGCTGAAAGCTTCTGCACTAAAGTATTAGGGGACTACGCACAATTTTTGGATAACATCCCAAAACTAGTGCGCCTCACTTCAGGTGCCACTGCTACGAAGTCTCGCAAAGATGCAAGGCCGTATATGAAGGTTTCTTTGAAACCCGTATGTACGCGTCGAGCTCTCCCTTACGTGCATGCCTTAGCCAAAAGCTTAGGTTATGTCGTTAAGCCGGAGATTGTGTCTGCGAACCGAGTAGAATACGTCCCTAAGAATTGGAAGACAGAAAGAGCGATCGCTTGCGAACCGGACATGAACGTCCCGTTTCAGCTAGCTTTTGACTCCTACATCAAAACCCGCCTTAAAAAAGTTGGTATTGACCTGTCTGACCAATCTCCAAATCAAGATGAAGCCATGAAAGGATCTGTGAGCAATAACATTGCTACTATTGATCTGAGTATGGCGTCTGACACACTCTCCATAAATACAGTCGCGTGGTTACTACCACTAAACTGGTTTACGTTCTTGAGTGACGTCAGGTCTCCCTTCGGTATTACCTCCGAAGGTCTCGTAAAGTATGCTAAGTTTTCCTCCATGGGAAACGGCGCAACTTTCGGTTTAGAGACTCTCATCTTCGCCTCCG